AATGGGAATTAGAAAACATAATCCTGAATATCTAATTAATAATCATATCAACGAAGAGCTTGATAATTCTTCTATTCGAAGAGAAGTTTTTAGAACTAATAAAATGCAAGATAGATTCGATGAAGTATAAAAATAGATTAAAAAATTTAGACGCAAGAATCAAAGCTTGGGAAGCTCGTGGAGGTCAAAATAAAGAAAGTGGACATCTTCATATGAAACCTGGAAGTGAAAAGAAATGAAGATAGTTGAACCTGACTTTACGATGGAACCAGCTGGTTCAGATAGTGAACGTTATGATTTAACATTCAATAAAAAAGTAAAGAAAAGAGATACAGGTAAATATGAGATAGAACCAGGAAATACATTATATGGATTAACTCTATCTCATTGCTTAAATAAGATAGTTCATCATAGAACTGCTAAAAAGTGGGAAGAAGATAATATTAGCTTAAAAGATTTCCTTAAAGAATTTCAAAAGAATTATAGGGAAATTGTTAAATTGTGTAGAGAAACTCTTCCAGAAAAATTTGATACTGGAGAATGAAAAAGACTAACACTGTTTTACTTATAATAATTACTATATTATTATTTGTAATCTATTTTTATATAATCACAGCAGATTTTTCACCTAAAGATGATAAATTATTACAGAAAATAAATGGACTAGAATTAAAGATTGATTCTATCAATAATAAGAAAGATAGTATCAGAACAGTTATTGATTCTATCCATGTTAAAATTGTTACAAATGAAAAACATTATCAAGAAAGGATTAATACTATTCTTGTTCAATCTGCTTCTTCCGACTCAGGGTTTATCTCAAATTACATTAGACAGTATTCAAGCAAAAACGCTTTGTCTAATATTGAATGAACATGAAAAGTTCAGCATTGAGAATCCTTTATTAAAACAACAAATCACTTCATTAGAGAATTTAAATCAGTTTTATATTCAAACAGATTCTATTCAAAAAATAGAAATTAAAGAATATAATGAGAGAGTTATCTCTGATGATAAAAAAATTAAAAAACTTGAATCCTCTCGAAAGAAACTACTTGTTGGTTCCTCGGTAGGAGGTATTATATTATTTATTATAGGTTTAATTTTATGATACAATATAACTATCCTCAATTTAATATTTATTTTGGAAGTATTGGAAATACTTTAGGAGTTCGTTATCAATTTACAAAAACTTGTAAGAATGAACAAGAGGCTTTAAAAACTGCTGAGGAATCAGCTACTTTAATGTATTATGAGAATGAAGGTAAGTATGGTATTCCTTCATTTTCTAGAATTTCTGAAGATTCTAAACTAACAGGAATAAGTATAGAGGATTTGTATAAAGATTATATAAAATACTATATGCGTTGGTATATTATTCCAACTGATATAGATACTATATCTACTAAAAATCTTAAATTAGTTTGTGACAACTACAACTATACATTGTAAATTGTTAGTAAAGGAACATGATTTTGCAGATTATTATACATTAGTATTTAAAAATTTAGATAATGCTTCTTTTGGACATAATTATATAATGGTAACTGTTTTTCCAAATTGGCAATCTAGGATTCCAGAAGTTGAAGAAAAAGGTTATCTCACATATGATTTTGTAGAAGGAGGAATAGATACTTATTACGATAGAGCCATAGACTCTATCGTAAAATATAATTTTACAAATTTAATATTTAAAAAGTTTGTAAATGAAGTAGATAATTCTAATAAAGATATTATAATATTATAGTTAGAATGAATAACAACGTATTAGGAGATGCTTTACAAAAAGCATTTGATGCTAAGAAAAACGATTATTCCAGTTTTGTTTGGAAAGGAGAAAAGAAGAAGGTCGGAGATAAATATGTACAGAATACAGAAAAGATTGCAGAAATGACTCCTGAGAGACTTAAAGAGTGTTGGAAGCATTGCGAAAAAATGTTGAAAAGTGATGATCCCAAACATCTTGGAAGATATAATGTACTTGATGAAATAAATGATAATATAAACAGATGTAATGTTGAACTGTTCTTAAGATATTTAGAAAATTCTTATATGAAGAGAGAACATTATATTCCAACTCCTAGATTTAAGCTTATGATTGCTGTTAAAGAGTTTATTCTTAATAGTGAGAGAGAAGCTGAGTCTAAAGGAATGACTCTTGATTGGAAGAAGATTTCAATTAATTATCTTAATGGAGAAGAATTTCCACCTGAATTCCAAAGTATAAACATAGCTGATGTTTTAGATGGATGTATTGATAAATTAGGTGCTTTTAATAAGCAACATTTAACAATGACATTTATTACTAAAATGGGATTATGGTTTAATAAGGCAGAAGAGAATGAATTCAAAGGTATCTCTAATAGCGATAGACTTAAGATTGTTAAAGATAAATTACATCTTCCTACTAAATTAATTCTCAAATTTAATGAGAAGGGTCTTTCTTATCACGAAATGAGAGCTATGTTGACTTTACCTAAGAAACAGAAGTATTCTGATATGACAACTGAACAGCTTCTTACTCTTAGAAATAAGGTGTTATTGAGACTCTCTAGAGAGATTGATGGACATATCTTTAGCTGGAGGAGACTTCAGAAACAAATTGAACTTGTTTCTAAAAGCAAAGGAATTGATTTAAATGATTAAGAAAGAATTAATTGAGATGCTTTCAAAAGTTCCTGATGACTCTGAAATACGTATTACGGAAAGTAGACAAGATTTACTTGGTTTAAATACATATACAAGGGAAATTAAGGGATATTATGAAAATAATGGTTATTATGTTTTATGCGGATTAAACGTAAGACCTTATAAAATAGAAAAGCATGACTAGAACTGAACGACAACAAGAAGCTGCTAGATGTTGGATAAGAGCTAAAGGTAAAGGTACAATTGAAGGAGCTACTGGAATAGGTAAAACTAGAATAGGACTAATGATAATTAAAGCTTTATTAAAGAAATTTCCTCATTATAGGATTCTTGTTGTCGTTCCAACAACTGCTCTTAGAGCACAATGGCAAAAACAAATAGACGAATGGGGATTCTCTTTTAATGCTGAAATCTATGTAGTCAATAGTGTAATTAAACATGATTGGAATTGTGACTTATTAGTATTAGATGAATGTCATAGATTTAATTCTAATGATTTTAGTCAAATATTTAATAAAGTTAAATACAAATATATTCTTGGATTAACAGCTACATTTGAAAGATTAGATGGTAAACATTACATAATGAATAAATATTGTCCTATTGTTGATAGAATAACTTTTCTAGAAGCAGTTGCCAATGGATGGGTAGCTGATTATAGAGAGTACATAGTTCTTATTGATGTTGATGATATAGAAACCTATAAGAATTATAATAAAGAATGGATTGAACATTTTGAATTTTTTAATTATGACTTTGATTTAGTCATGAATATGGTTAAACCAAATATTGGATGGAAAAATAAATTAGCTTTTCGAGATTCATTATGTAGACCTGATGATGATGAAGATAAAAGAAAAGAACTTTTAAAAAGTGTAAATTTTCATTGTGACAGATTTATTAGATTAATGCAATATAGAAAAGCATTTATTAATAATCATCCTAAGAAAATTGAAATAGCCAAGAAGATAATAGAAAAACGTTTTGACAAAAAAATTATTACATTTAGTAATAATATTAAAATGGCTGAACAAATTCAAGATGGAAAAAATGTTTATTCTGGAAAAGTTTCTAAAAGTAAAAGTCGAATTATGATTGATGAATTTAATAATCAAGAAACTGGAGTAATAAATACCATTAGAAAAGCTGATGAAGGTCTTGATATACGAGGTTTATCGGTAGCTATTATACTTGGTACTGATTCTTCTGAAACTAAAGCTAGACAAAGAAGAGGACGTACAGTCAGAAAAGAAAATGATAAAATAGCTGAAGTATTCTATATTATTATTAGAAATACTATAGAAGAAAAATGGGTAAATAACAATCATAAAACTGATAAGAATTATATTATCATAGACGAAGAAGGATTAGATAAAGTATTAAATGGAGAAAATCCAATCTCTAATAGAAAACCATATTTAAGAGAAATTATGTTTAGATATTAATATGACTGTTGAAGAATATCTTGAATTTTTAACGATGTTACTCGTTGAAAATAAATGTTTAAAACAAGAAGAATTTCTAGATTATGTTGATAAAAAATGTAATATCAATAAATTTAATAATAGATACGGTGATTTATTAGATAAATTTCTTAACCAATATGTAGTGACTAAAGCAGAGAAATCTGATTAAACATAAGCAGCTAAATGAATAATTTATGCTGTGTTTTCAATTAACAACGAATTATGCTTATTAGAAAAGTATAAATTAACGCCAACAGAATTATTTTTAACAAAGGTAATTCTGTTGGCTCAAATAGAAAAAGAATATGAATGGTTGCAAAGATTTGCAAAAATACAAAAATTAAGACCCATCCTAGAAAGTCTTCAACAAAAGGAAATAATTCTAAAAAGTTGGAAATTTCCAAAAGAAGGGACTAAAGTACAAATTGAAGATATTCCTTTTAATAAGAATTTTCTAAAACAGTTCTTTAGGTCGTCATATGAACTAGGAGAAGAATTATTTAACGCTTATCCTCAGTTTATTACTATTCAAGGTGTCAGTTATAATGCTCGTCGTGTTAGTAAAAAATTCAATGATATAGAAGATGCTTTTGCTAAGTATGGTAAAGCTATTAAATATTCAGATGAATTACATCAACAAATAATTGATAATATTCGTTGGGGTATAGATAATGGATATAATTTTACAACTCTTGATGATTTTATAGCAGACAGAGCTTGGACTGCATTAGAAGCTTTTAGAAAAGGAGAAGGAACAAATATTAATACTGAAGCAGTACAATTAATATGAAACGTTTATGGATTGCTAGAGATATTGATCATTGGTTAAGAATAGGAACTTCTAAACCAGTTAGAGATAAGTATAAAAAAGGATACTGGGCTTTTGGAACTTCTCATTTAAAAGATATTCTTGATTATGATTTATATCCAGAGTTAACTTATGAAAATAGTCCTAAAGAATTATTAATATGAGAATTAAATGTATTGAAACATTTGAGTATGAATTGGAACTTCCAGATGGATTAAATGATACTCAAATATTAAAACAAATATGGAGAATTAGAGATACAGTAGACTGCGCTGCTAGTATGTCTACTCCTTTTTGGGATGGATATCCTTGTCCAGAATCTATGGAAGAAACTTTTAAATATGATAAAATTGAGTGATATAGAAAATACTTTTGAAACTTTAAAGTATAAATCACCTATTATATCATTTGATGATAATTATATTACTATTCAAATAGATACTGGATGGTTAATCATAAAAAGAAAAGAATGTGAAAAAGTATTTAGTAAGGTTCACTACTAAAAGTGGTGACTACGATAAAGAATGGTGTTATGCTAATTCAGAAAAAGAAGCTGCACAAAATATTCAAAACGAACATTGGAATATAGAACACATTAATATGATTAGTGAATTATGAAAAAGGAAGTACGAGAATGGACATCTTCTATAGAAGATATTTCTATGGAAGAAGCAGTAGATGAATTTTTTGACGGAGATTGGGATCCAAAAAGTTGGGAAGATACAGAAAAATGTATAGATTCCTATATAGAAGAATTTGATGAAATTACTTATGAAGAAAAAAATCTTTTAAGACAAGGAATTAAAAAAGAATTTGATGAAGACGTCAATAAAATTCGTCAAGAAGAAACTAATCAACTTAAAGATAGAAAATCTATTTTAAATTGGATTAAAAGTACACAATATGATTTTCCAGATGAAGGAGAAGTAGGATATATGCTCTCTAAAGAAGAAATTCTTGATTTAATTCTACAAAATGGAAATAAATGATTAGAATATTATTAACTTCTGGAAATAAGGCTTATGGTTATAATGTAACTGATTGGGAAACCAAATATTCTAATTGGTACGATAATTTGCTTACTGAAGATTTAGTTGAAAGAGTCGGCAAAGGAGATATATTAATGTATGTTGACTCTAATGAAACTGCTAAAAATTGGTGTAAAGATAATGGATATGAATACGAATTTGTAAACTCAGATGACGATAACTGAATCTCTATTAAAAGAAATTGAATTAGGTAGAGAAGGTGGTTTACATGGATATTCTTTAGGATTGCCAAAACTTGAAGGAGTTGTAGATGGATTAACCAGAGGTACTCTTACAGTAATTGGTAGTAATACTGGTAGTGGTAAGACTTCATTTGTACTCCATTCATATGTTTATCGTCCAATTATGGAACATTTAGATGATGGTAATTTAAAAATATTATATTGTAGCTTAGAGATGAATGCTAATATGATATTTGCTAAATTATTATCTCTATATATATTTGAAACATATGGTAAAAGACTTCCAATTAAATGTCTATTAAGTAGAAAAAAGGATTATATTCTTAGTGATGAAGATTATGAAATAGTACGAAAGTGTATTCCTTGGTTAAAGAAAGTAGAAAATATTATCGAAATTTATGATAAAAAAATAGACGAAGATATTATTTATGCTATCTTAATGAAACGACTTCAGAAATTAGGCACATTTACTGAAATGGAAAGTCGTAAGGTTTACACTCCTAATAATCCAGACTTAATTTATGAAATTGTTATTGATCATATTGGTCTAATTCCTGGTAAAAAACCAGGAATTGACGCTGTAATAGCTAGACTTATTAATCTTAAGAATAGATGTGGAATATCTCCTACTTTAATTCAACAAATTAATAGAAATCAAGGTAGTATAGAAAGATATAAAGCTGGAAAAACTGAAATAACTCTTGATGATTTTAAAGAAACCAGTGATTCTACTGATGCTGCTGAAATAGTTATTGCACTTTGTAATCCTAATAGAGATAGACTTAACACCGCTGATGGCTATGATATTAAGAAATTAAAAGACCATTATAGAGGATGTTTAGTACTTAAATCTAGATATGGAGAGACTGATATTAAAATAGGTCTTAATTTTCATGGAGATGTTTGTGAATTTAAAGAATTACCTTTACCTAATGATATTTATGACTATAGTAAATATTTAACACCAGATTATATAATTAATAACAAAGATGATGAAGAAGAAATAACAGAAGATAATTCACAAAATAATACATTTAAATTGATAATTTAAATATGGCCTGTGAAACTTTATGTATCTATGGTGAGTCAGGTACTGGAAAAAGTACTAGTTTAAGAAATATGAATCCAGAAACTACTTTTATTATAAGTACAACTGGAAAACCACTTCCTTTTAGAGCTTGGAGAAAGAAATACATTCCTTTAGTAATAGATAAGGATGATAAAGGAAAAATTAAATCGGTTACTGGAAATTATTATATAAGTTCTAACTGGGAAGCTATTTTAAAGATATTAAAAATTATTAATAAATTAATGCCTCATATAAAAACTGTTGTTCTTGATGATATGCAGTATATATTGAGTTATGAATTTGTTGATAGAGCTACGGAAGTTGGATATACAAAGTTCTCTGAGTTAGCTCAGCATTTAATGGAAATCTTAAGATATGCTGAACAAATGAGAGAAGATTGTACAATGTGTTTCTTAACTCATAGTGAAAACGTAGGTACTGAAATTGATCCTAAATATGTTATTAAAACTGTAGGTAAGTTGCTTGCAGAAAAAGTAACTCTTGAAGGATTATTTACTTATATATTCTGCACTAAAGTAGAAGAAGGAGATGATGGTAAGATGACATATAAATTAGTTACCAATAATGATGGTAAGTGTCTTGCCAAGACTCCAATGGGAATGTTTGAAGATATTGAAATTGATAATGACTTGAATGAGATACTTGAAACAATTAAACAATATAATGAGGAAGAATAATGCAAATTAATTCAGCTAAACTTATTGTTGAAATCCTGGATGAAACAACAGGTGAATTAATTACAAGAGAAGCTACTCTTGGAGATTTTAAAGAAGTAAAGAAAACTACTTCAACTAGAACACGTAAACCTAAAGATGATGATCCTGTAGCTAAGATTATGCTTCTTGATAATAAGCTACAATTAAATAAAGCTGCTGTTGAACTTACTGGTTATGAGCCAGATAATAAGTATGACGTAGTATTCCAGAAGAATGGAAGAAAGGTTACTCCTATTTTAAAGCCTGATGAGGCTAAGGGTAATCGTTTAACAAAGACATTTACTATAAGTTTTAGAGGTTCAAGACATGATAATCTAATTGTATATGGTGATGTGTTTGAACTAATTCCTTGTGAAGAAAACGATGGTTGGTTTAAGCTTCAAGGTAATGCTCCTGAAAAAGAGGATGATATAGTTGATGTACCTGAAGAAATAGCTAATTTAGACGAAGAAGAAGGAATCGAAGCTGGTGAAGTTGATTTCGATTTAGATATTTAATATATACAAGATAATTTAATCACTTATGTGATTTAAAATTTTTATGTAAATTGATATATGAATAATTTTAATTTTTCAGAAAGTCTTTCTAACAATTCTTTTGTAAACAATGGTCCTCAATATTTGAAGGCAGATGATATTTATGCAGTAAATCTTACTAAGGTTGAAAAGGGTAGTTTAAAAGGTAAGGATGGTACTGATTACAGTATTATAGCTCTTGAGTTTAAGGGATGTGAAGATAATACTGGTGTATTTACTCATAATTTGTTTATTCCTAATAAGGATTCAGACTTTGAAAGAAGAGTTAATCAGACTTCTGGACAGAAATATCCATCGTCATTTGAACAGTTCCAGTATACTCTTATGCAGTTAGTTCAAGTACTTAATCCTACTGGAGCACAGAAGATTATAGATAATAGTTCTAAGATTAAGACTATTGATGATTTTGTAGGACTTGCTATTAAAGCTCTTACCGGAAAAAGTAATATTAAGATATATTTGAAGCTTGTAGGACGTAATGTTAATGGTGTAAGATATGCAGCACTTCCTAATGCGTGTGTATTAGGAAAGGATGCTACTGATCAAACAAAGCCTTCAGCTCTTAACTTTGTATCTTTGGATAAATCTAATCTTCAATTCTCTAACTATGAAATGAGTCAGATGAATAAGGGTGCTAAACCATCCAATATGGATAAAGAGGCTCCAGAAGAAGCTAACAGTGAGTTAGATGATTTAGACGTTTAAATATATTAATTCTTGACTAATTAGATTAGATAATGTATTTTTCATCATTAGAACCAGAGATAACAAAAAATTTTATCTTTTCTAAAATAAATCAAGAATCAATAATGCAATATTATACTGGAATAGATGTGACTAGTAAAAAGTTACATCTATCTCCATTTAGAAATGACCATAAAATTACTTGTGCTTTCTATAAATCCAAATCTGATATATTATATCTTCATGATTTTGCTACTAATGAACATATTAATTGTTTTCAAGTAGTAATGAAAAAATATGGAGTAAACTATTATGAAGCTTTACAAATTATAGCTAGAGATTTTGGATTGATTAAAGGTTCTAATAATTTAAAAGAAGCACCTATAATAGTAAACCCTATAAAGGAAAATATTCCATCAAATATTCAAGTTCAAATTAAAGATTATACAGAACAAGAATTAGAATGGTGGAATCAATTTGGAATTTCTAAAAAACTTCTTAAGAAATATCATGTTTATTCACTTAAATATGTTTTTCTTAATGGAGAATTAAGATTTATTTCTTCTGATAAATGTCCTATTTATGGATATTATTTTGGAAAAGATAAGAATAAAAATGAAAAGTGGAAGATATATTTTCCATTAAAAACAGAATATAGATTTCTAAATAATCTTTCAAAAAAAGTACTTCAAGGTTATCATCAACTTCCTAAAACTGGAGATTTACTAGTTATTACAAAATCTATGAAAGATGTAATAGCAATGTATGGATTTGGAATATCTGCTGTATCTCCTAATTCTGAAACTTTATTTATTGAAGATAAAAAATTAGAAGAATTTAAGCAAAGATTTAAACATATTTTAGTTTTATATGATAATGATAGACCTGGATTACATAATATGTGGCTTATACGTAAGCAACATCCAGAATTAAATTATTATTTTCTTCCTTGGTATTTAGAAAAAGATTTTACTGATACTATAAAAGAAATAGGGGTAAATAATATGAAAGAATATGTTAATGAATTTATGTCTAATTATAAATTTAAATGATTATGGATAAAAGAATTAGTAATTTATGGACTAAATGTCCTGAAGAAGAAGTTCCTATACATATGAGGAATTGGATCGATCTTTATCTAAAAGCTACTAAATTAGGATTTCCATGTAAATCTGGACAAGGACCTAGTAAAGAACAATTAATAGAATTTATTAATAGTAAAGTTAATTAATAATATTATGAAAGTATATATAGCTAAAGATTGGACAGGTTCTAAAGTATTTGCAGAACCTCCAGTACTTATGAAATGTGGAGGTATGCCAGATATTTGGACTGGCCATAAACTTCCATTTAATATTAATGGTTCTCCAACTGAAGATGAAATTCCTAGAGGAAGATATTTAGAAAGAAATATTTGGTGGTCTATAGTACATATAATAAAATGAGGTAGAAAAATTTAAATACAGCTGTAAAAATAACTGATAAAGGTGGTAATACTTACATCTATGATACAATAGAGAAAGCAGCGGAAATGACTACATTATCAGTTCAAGCTCTTAAAATGAGAGCTAATAAGAATAGTATTCCAAAAGATGGAATAAAGGTAGAATGGATGGATGAACATACCAAAAGATCTTTTAAGGCTTCACAAAGTAAGCGTAAAGGAAACGGTTATGAACTGAAGATTATACATGAATTAACAGATTTAGGATTTGAAGGATTAAAATCTTCACGTTCTGAATCTAAGAATTTAGATAATGCTAAGATCGATGTAGCTGATACATTAGGAGTATTAGATTGTTATATACAATGTAAAAGAACTAAAAATACTCCGAATATTGAAACTATATCAGAAGCTTGCCCTTATAAAGATAAACCTTTAGTTATTTTTTGGAATAAAGAAAGTGATAGGCAACAAAACAATGAATATATTTTGATGCCTAAAGAATATTTTTACAAATTATTAGTAAAATGAATAAATATTTGTTTGCTGAGTGTCAAACAGACTATTGGCCTGAGCTTAAAACAATCATGGCCAAATCCTATAATGATGCTGTAGAAAGACTAATTATTAAATATGGAGAAGAATTAGATGATGATGATATTTTAAATACTATTGATAATTGGGAACAATTAAGAGAACATTTAAATAGTAATTATACTATCGCATTGTCAGATTTAGAAATAATTGATGAACTATGAAAAGAGAAACTTATATAAAAAGATTGGTTACTTCTTATAAAAACCTTTCTAAAGAAGAAAAAGAGATATTCCGTTTAGATACTGGTTTAATTATTGAATCTAGTAAAACAGAGAATGACTAAACTACAGATAGGACTAGATATAGATGAGGTTTTAGCTGATTGGTCTGGGCCATTTTTTAAAAGATTTAAACCAAAAAGTGATTCTGATATAACAAGAATATGTGGACAAATACTACATAAAGACAGAAACTTTTGGTTAAATTTACCAGTTATTAGAAAACCAATAGGATTTAAACCTAAACTATATTGTACTAAAAGAAGTTGTCTTAAAACATATTCTAAAGAATGGTTAGATAATAATGGTTTTCCACATAGACCAGTATATCAGGTTTTTTGTCAAACAGACAATAAAGCTAGATATATTAAAGGAAGAATAGATGTTTTTGTTGATGATAGTGTTCATAATGTTATTGAAATGAATAAATCTGGAGTTCCAACTCTATTAATGAATACTAATTATAATGAAAAATTTAGTCCAGTACTAAGAATTTATTCTTTGGATTATGATGAAATTGAAGAAGCCTATTATTTAGCAAAAGAATGTGGAATTTTTGATAACTTTAAACAATGGGAAAGTGAAATTGTATGGAAATAGATAAAGATCTATTAAGTAAAATAAAAATAACTCCTATAATAGAATCTTTAAAGTTAGAAGACATTGATGATGATACATATTTTTCAGAATATAAAGGAGAATATATATCAAATTCTAGACTTGGAAAACTTATTAAAGAAGGAGTAGAAGCATTTTTTAAGAATGAAGATTCTCCTTATAATCCAAGTTTTGAAACTGGAAGTCTTATTCATCAACAAGTATTACAACCAGAAAGTTTTGAAGTTATAGAAGGAATATTTAAACCTACAGCAAAAGCTGGATTAATGGCTGATGCACTTTATAAACCAGACGGAACTACTCCTACTGATAATGAAATAAAAGCACAATCTTATATAATAGGTTATTATAAAGATAAACTTACATCTAATAGAATAAAAGAACTTAGAGATAAGTCTGAAAAATACTGGAGAGATAGATATTTATATGAACAAGCTAATCCTATTAAAAAGGGTGATAAAAAACGTATTTATACTGATGAAAGGAATTTTGAATTATTAACTAATTGTTTAAGAACACTTGGTGAAAACGAAAATATTCAAAAACTACTTCATCCATCTGGAGCTATAGAAGAACCAATAATTGGAAATGAGAAAACTATTTTAATGGATATTAAAATGGAAGTTCCAGATTATGAACCAAAAATATATAAACTAAAAGCTAAACTTGATAATTTTAGTATAGATACGGATGAGAATATTATAACTGTTAATGATTTAAAAACTACTAGTAGACCAGCTAGTATATTTGATCCAAGTTATTATTCTTATGAAAGAGAAATAGCTTTTTATTCTTGGTTACTTAAATTAGTAGCTAAGAAATATTATAATATAGAAAAAGCTACTACTAAAGGAAACTTTTTAGTAGTTTCTACTATTCCAGATTATAATACTTCTGTAGTTCCTATGACATCCAAAATGTTTTTAATGGGATGGAAGGAAGCTTTATATCTTCTAAGATGTGTAGCTTATTTTAATCAGGTTAAAGGATATGAATTTCAACGAACTTAGAAGTTTTTATTCTGAAAACTTTAGTCTTGGAAACTTGAATATTCAAGACAACAAAGAACACACTTCATTTGAAAGAAAACTTATATTAATAAGTTTAATATGTTATGTCTATGAAAAGAATAAACCTAAAAATCCAGATATGACATATTATTCTTTATTATACAAGTTAAATTCTAAACTAGATTTACCAGATAATTTTATAAAAGGACTAGCTATTATATGTGAAGATTTTGGATATAATTGTCACGAATTTCCAACTTTCGGATTAGAAGGTAAAAAAATATTGGAAGAAATAATTTCGTGCTTAAAAACATATATGCCTTTTTAACATTTATTAACTAGCACTTTTTTCGAAACATGATATTTTAAATATGTTCTTCTTACGAAGAAAGATGTTTTTATTTTAAGTAGATAGTTTTTATGTCGGAGTTTCCGAATGAATTTAATGAAAAAACTATTTTTAATATGGAAAATTTAATGATTTTTAAGAAATTTGAGGTTATTGGTACAACTAAGAACGAGGCTAAGGAAAAGGTAGAAGATTTAACACTTATGGTAGATGCAACACAGTCTTATAACAAATGGGCTAAGGAAAATGCAACAAATGAAGATAATGTTAAGGAATGGATGAAGAATTATTTGAAGGCTAAGAAGTATGATAAGCCTGGTATTGGTGCATATATTGTAACTCAATCTGCTGTAACTGATTCTCGTGAGAGACCTTATAAGATTGAGACTATTAAGTATGAAGCTAAGACTCATACTGCTGAACACTTCTATGTACTTCGTGATGAAGCTGGTAATGAAGTAGGTCGTGAAAAGACAAAGAAAGCTGCTGAACAAGCAATGCGTGAATATATCACAGACTTTAAGGAGAACGTATATGGCTACCATGAGTGGGCACCAAAGGAGAAGAATTCTCTTGTATTAAAGGGTATCTATACTCCTTCTAAGGGCACACAGCCTTGTAAGTTACTTGTATTTGGTTATCAAAAGGTTGATTAATCTCAGATCTCTTATATAAAAAGTCCAGTTAAGATTTATTTCTTAACTGGACTTTTTTTCTATTGCACATATACCACAACATTGAAAAATGAATAAAATAAGTGAAAAGAAAGTAAAGGAATTAATTAAAGAACTTAAAGAAATATCCTCTTTAAAGGATAGTAAAAGAAAGATACAATATTGGTACAACCAAAAACAAAATGTTGTAAACTCTGATAATTTATCTACAGATTTGATTAAAGAATTTTTAGATGAATATAATAGAGTTAAAAAGATGACACTTAAAACTGAGTCTGTTGAAACTGATGATAGAGCTATTACAAATTTGGAACGGGATGACGAAGGAAGAATACAATTCTATTCTTTTGAAATCTATAGAAAGGATAATCCCACTCTTACGGGAAAACTCGATAGAAAAGAGATGGAAACCATATATAGATTATACTCAATCTATGGGGCTAGCCTTACCCAAAAAATCGTATCTCGTGAGTTCCCTCAATTCACTTTTGTAGAGTTTAAAAGAATTCTTAGAGCATTTAATATATATAAAGCTAGTTCGGAATTTGCACCTCATATTATAGAAGAGAAATCTGAAGAAGAACTTATAAATCTTCATAACCAACATAAAGAAAATAATGTTCTTAGAAGAATTGAGAAAGATCAATTAGCTGAAGCTAATAAACTTATTAATAAGTTGGCTCAGGAAAATCAGAAACTCTCTAAATCTTCTAAATTATTTGATGATTTACTTAAATATGATCCATTATTTAAGAATGAGAAGTATGATGCAAATATCGTTACTAATAAAGAATCTATCATAATATTTCTTAGTGATTTGCATATTGGTGCATATAATGAGAAATTTGGATTTTATCAGCTTCCTAATTATGATAAGAAAGAAATTAAGAGAAGATTGGATAAGATTCTTGATAGATTTGCTAAGAAGACTTTTGAAAATGTAATAGTAGTAGACTTAGGAGATTCTATTGATCAATATAATAAAGAGACTACTCGAGGTGGACATTTACTTCCAAATAATATGACCGATAAAGAAATGAGTCATCTTTATTTGGATTGTATGGAATATTTCTTTAAAAACTTGAAGTCTGAAACAAGTGCATCAAGCTATTATTATTATAGTATTGGGGAAAGTAATCATTCTGGTGATTTTGGATGGGCACTCAATTTAGCTTTATCTTATAAGCTACAACATTCTGGGTGGAATACTTATGTTAGTGATTATCCAATTGACGATTTTACTGTTGGTATTCACAAGTTTATCTATACTCATGGTAAAGATAATACTAATCAATTTAAGCAATTCCCTCTTACATTAAATCCTCAAACTGAACTATATTTTGCAAATTATATCGCAGAGAAGAATTTAAATCAGAATAATGATAAGATTTATGTAGTTAAAGGTGATCTTCATCAATATGCATATACCTCTGGAAAACAATTTGATTATATTTCAGTAGGTAGTATGTATGCAACTTCTAATTATATTGCTGCAAACTTTGGTAATACTCCATGGAGTATCAATTTTGCTAGTATTACAGGAGATAATATAATGTTTGGAAAAGTAGGAGATTAATGGATAAATTTGATGAACTATTAGAAAAATGTTTTAAATGTAAAGACTATCCTGATAATTGCGGAATATATTTCATGATGGCTTTATGGCAAAAAGAATGTAAATTTTTTAAAGAAAATGGTAACATATAAAGAATTTTTAGAAAAGACTAATGCAATTTCTGAATCTGATTTTGATGAAGTTGCAAGTTTATTTCCATCAGTAAATATAGATTCATTAGATGTACAAGATTATGATCCATTATATTGTGATAAAGATGATTTAGCTAGATTTTTTATAGCAGTTATATTAGAGGATTACAATTGTGTATATCTTGATGAATTATCTTTCGAAAATAAAACCTTAACTTTGGAAGATGTATATGATTTAGAAGATCTTAAATCTATTAAAGAGGAACTTTCTGACTGGACTATTACTAATTATTATGAAATAGAAAAAACTCTTCTTGAAGAAGAAGAGGAAAATAAGGAAGACTCAGAGCATGCAAATAAAATGGAATTTATTGATAATATTCCAATGGAAGACTTAAAAGAATTTGTTAGTAAATATGATAACTAGAAACGATGTTCTTTTACGTGCAGCTGATGACTGTATGAAAGAACTTTATTCTTTAGCACAACCTCATGTTGAATGGGATGATTTAGTATCACAAATAAAATTATATGTTAATCAATATTTAATATGGTCAAAAACAAAA